CCTCTTGTAGAACTACTAACACCTCTACAATGTGATCTTGCATTAGTTAAATTACCATAATCTGTTCCACCTGATTTTGATCCTATATTCATCTCATCTACAACTGTTGAATATCCTCCAGGATAATTGTATCCTCCACCAAAAAACCCTTTAGTGCTTGTTGACATACCAGCAGATAAATATCTTGCAGACGATAAGTCACCAAAGTCAACAGCATTACCTGTTGACGATATCTCAACAAAATCTACATTGTTAGCAGTATTACTTGGATATAAACCACCATTTTGAAAAATTGCTCTTGTATGATTTCCTGTACCACCTCCACAATATGCAGCCGCTGTTAAATCACCGAAGTCTGTTGCATTACCAGTTGATGCCATGGTTATAAAATCTATAATATTTGATTTACCTGGTGCAAGTCCTCCTGCAAATAAACCTCTAGTATTATTATTGTGTCCTGCTAATTGATCTCTTGCAGCCGTTAGATCACCAAAGTCAGCAAAATTACCACCTGATTTAAAATGTGTGTATTGAATAACATTTAATTTAGTTGGTGTTCTACCACCTCCATGAATACCTCTTGTAGCACTTCCTAAACCGTATGCTCTTCCATCTTGTGCTTGAATAAGATCACCATAATCAGTTGTGTTTCCTGTTGTAGGAATAGATATTTGATCTACTGTATTAATATTACTTGGATTTTTTCCACCTGCAAATAATCCTATTGTACCTGCAAGGTCCTGAGAACCAGGATAAGTACCGTCTGATACTTTATTTTTTGTAATGTCAGATAATTTCCAGATCCCTCTGGCATTGGTTCTGTCAGGATAACTAGTGCCCATAGGTTAGTCCCCTTAATCTGCTAATGCTTCGTATGATGTTACAAATTCTAAAGTTGAAGCTGCTGAAGCACCACCTCTAATAAGATCGGTTTCTTCTAAGTAAAATGAATTAGTTTTATCTATAATATCGACTGAAGAGTTTGCAGGAACTGTAATTTCGTTTGCTATTTTTTTATGTGTGCCACTTTTTTCAATATCAATTGTAACTGTTGCATCATTGTCTGTTACGTTAGTAACTCTAAATACATTTATTTTGTATACATGTTCAGCTTCACCAGTTAACAAAGTTGTTGTTAAAGTTGTTCCTAAATCACCAAGAATCGTTTCTGCGTGAATTGTTGCTACATTTACTATATTAGGTATTGCCATAATCTATTCCTTTTATCCAAAAACTAGTGCCATTGCAATAGCTTTTCCTGTTGATGCAGCGCTAGAATTAGCGTTTACATATGTTATTAATCTTGAAGCTGCTGTTTTTCTGTTAGTTCCACCTGCTCCGTTATCTATTATAAATAAATCAGCATCTACAATATCTTCTCCTATATCTGTTCCACCATCAATATCTAAATCTGCTAATGCTAAACTTCCATCTGGAAATACAGGGGTTGCTTGAAAAGTTGCAACTCCACTAACATTTAATGTACCATTTAAATCTACAGCTGTGGCTGTTAAATCAATTTCATCAGTTGCACCAATAGATAATACAGTTGCACTAGAACCTTGTATAAATTGACTAGCATCATTAAACATAAGTTTATTTGTGCTATTTAAAGTTAATCCAGTATCATTAGTATGTGTTAGAGTAGCATCAGAACCTGCACCAAAAACAAGAACTGCTGAGTCAGATAATAATTTAAGGTCATTACCTATTATTGTATCTTTAGCTACACTTAAACCACCATCTGTTTGCAATGATCCATCAGTTGTACTTGTAGCATCTGTAGTGTCATCTGTTTTTACAATTCCACTTGCAGTTATAGCAGCAGTTGTAGTTGCACCTGCAACGTCAACAGCTCCAGAAAAATCTCCTGTTGCTGCATCTATTTCACCTGTAATAGTAAAATTTCTAATTCCTGTATAATCTTTGTTTGAATCTAATATAACAGCTTTACTTGCTACAGCTGTTCCAACGGCTGTACTACCAATATCTAAAGCATTAAGTTCACCAACAACAGCAGTAATACCATCTAAAACATTAATTTCTGTTGCAGTAGAAGTTACTGCTACATCTTCATTTATTTTAGGACTTGTTAATGTTTTGTTAGTTAAAGTTTGTGTTGCAACAAGAGATACTAAAGTTGAGTCAGCACCGTCTGGTAACAACATTACATTTGTAACACTTGCTGAGTGTGGCTGTGCTTTTAATATTTGCCCGTGGCTGTTCTGTTCACAATTAAATTGTATAGCACCTGAATTTGTATCACCTAAAACAGTTACATGTCCTGTGCCTTTTGCACTTATATTAAAATCAATATTAGTGTCACCACCAGTAGCTTTTATTGATGGTGGATTACCTGTTGCAGCGTTTGTTACATCAAATTGATTAACTGCTGAACTTGTTGTTTGAAATATAATTTGTTCATTACCGTTTTCATCTGCAATAAAATGTGCATCATCAATTAAAATGTTTGCAGAGTTGGTATCTAAATCACCACCAAGTTGAGGTGATGTGTCTTCTACTAAATTTGATATTGCACCTGATGTAGCTAGTCCTGCCACAATTGTTGATCTTGCAATCTTTTTAAGTCCACCACCTGAAGTATCTACTGCTATAAAAACATCATCATTTGCAACTGTAGATATTTCAGATAAACTACCTGCAGCTACTGAATTAAAATTTGTACCATCTGCAATTAATAAATTACCTGCAGTGTTTGTACCCATAGTAATATCATCACCAGATACTGTAAGATCTCCAGTTACAACTAAATTTTGTGAAGCTGTTACATTACCACTTGAGTCAATAGCTAAAGCATCTGCATCAGACGTATGACCTATGTTAGTTCCATTAATAATTATACTATCAACTGTTAAAGTTGTAAGTGTTCCAACAGATGTAAGATTAGGCATTGCTGTAATTTCATCATCAAAATATGCAGCTAAATCCGTAACTGCAACTTGTACCATTGTACCATTATCATTTAATACAACTCTATCTGCATCTGCAACTGTTGTTGAAGTAGCTGACGTACCACCATCAACAATATTTAATTCTGCTGCTGTTGAATCAACTGCCGCTAGTTTTGTAAAGTCTGATTGTACTAATCCAGAAACTCCGTCTAATAAATTTAATTCTGCTGCTGTTGATGTAATTGCCGTGCTTCCAAAAGTAAGTCCACTTTCTGGAACAACAATACTACTACCTGATTGTGCTGTAAAAGTATTTGCTGTAAATTGAAAATCATCAGCGCCTGCTATTTTAATATCTATTTGATCATCTGTATCTGCTGTAATAGTTGTATCACCATCAGCATCTAAAACTAATTCTCGACCTTCTATATCAAGTGATCCACCAAATCCTGCATCTACAAGATTTGTTCCATCTGAATAAACTAATCGTGTAGTTTTTTCTGATACACCAAAAGTAATACCTGTTCCTGATGCTGTTTTAAATTGTACAGTGTAAGCACCTGATGTGCCATTAGTTACAATATAAACTTTTTCAATTGAATCTGGTACAGTTACAATAGAGTTACCTGTTATTGTACCTGTTAATTTTATAACTGCGTGACGTGCTACTGATGTAGATTCTGTAGAGTCCCCATCTGTAATAGTTAATGCTGTTGTTCCACCACTAGTTACTGCTTGCTCTACATAACCAGCAATTGCTTTTTCTACTATTTCTAAATTGGTATTAGTTTTATCTCCCCATGTACCGGCGTTTTCGCCAGTTGCCATTTTTTCTATACCAAGATCTGTAAACGTTGATGCCATAATTTCTTATACTCTTTTCTTAATTAATTTCCATTTATTTTTACGGTGTTGCAGAGTCAATTTTTGTTCTAATTGTACCATCTGTGTAATCGTCTCTTCGTCTTCTACCTGTTTGTTCTAACGCAAATTTTTGAGCTTCTTCTTTATATTTTGCGTCGTATAATTGTAACATGTCCATTGGTCCTTTTAAAAAAGCATACGCTTCTGCTAAACAAGCATATAATAAACCGTTAGGAAAATTCATACTAATGTAATTAGTGTCAGTATTTTCAAATATACTTGGCACAGCATTATAGTGTATTTTATATGCAAATGTATCACTTGGTGTTGGTGATACAATTATAGATCCAGAGTTTGATGAGCTTTCTCCTGTTGCTCCAGTGTCTAGCATAGCATAATATTTTGGTGTGCCAGTAGATGTGGTTGCTGAAATATATTCTTCTAAATATGTTAAATCTTTTTTTTCTAAATAAGTATTAGCACCAGTATAAGTAGATCCAGTTGCAGTGTAAACCTGCACCGCTCTAATAAATACTGCTCCTGCTGGTACAGTCACAGTTCCTGTTCCTGCTGTAAA